CGCCGTCGCCGTTGCTGGCCCCGGCGCGGTCGGCCTCCACCTTGCGGTAAGCCTCGCGCAGCGTGGTCGGATGGTCGGCGTTGAAGGACACCTTCTTGCCATCCTGCATGGTGTAGCCATTGGCCATGAGATCGCGGATCTCGGCCTCGTTGGCCTTCAGCCACTTGGCATTGCTGCGGATGGGCGAGGGGATGCTGGCGAAGTGAGGCAGCGTCTCGACGATTGCGCCGATCAGCTTCTTGTTACCCTTCACCAATTCATCAATCTGCGCCATCGCAGCGCCAACGGCCAGCCAAGCGTCAAACGTCTTCTTGTTCGCCTTGGTCAGAGTCGAGGCAGCCGCTTCGCCAGCCTTAAGGATGGCATCGCCAGAGGCAGCCTTGAGGATGGCTTGCGCCTTGTCCTCGGCAGTCATGGGCGCCGCATTGGCGGCAGCCATCGGGCCAACATGGGCAGGCATATCGAGAACGTCAGACATGATCGAATCCTTTGGTTTCGTGGTTGCTGGATTAGCGGGCCTTGCGGCCCACATAGACGCCATAAGCGTCGAACAACAAGATAAAGCGTCGCATTGCGCGGCCCTTCCCAATATCTATGGGCTTGGAAGGGCGCGATTTTCACACACGGCCAGCCATCACTTAACGGACTGCAAGTCATCCTATGGCAACCAAGGGGCTCGCCCCCTCGCGTTGCTTGTGACTTGTCAGCCGTTAAGTCATGGCTTGGTCAATGCTCTTTAGTTAGTCGCACGCTTCCATATACCGCTTATGACCCCCCGGTGGGGTTTCTAAGGTGACTTCAAAAAAGCCGTGCGACTTTTTATTATTATTATTAGACCTTCAAACCGGAGTCCCGGCCCTCTACAAAGGGGGGCGTCAAGGAATCGTCCTTGGTAACTCCCTAGCTCCCCTAGCGGCGCTTCCGCGCCTGTAAGGCCCCCCCTCATGGACCTCCTCTCGATTATCTCCACCCTGACCGAAGAAATCACCAAGCACGAAGATGGGGTGGTCGCAGTAACCCCTGACGTTCCTTCCAGGGGTTCTATGATTGCTGATGAAGTTGCCTTCCATCACCAAGAGGGCCTCTTCAATGATGACGTCCCGGCTCGCCTCAAGCTTATTCGCCGGATCACCGGGTATGACGTGGATGCTTTCATCCGCCGCTACCCCAGGACTTTCTCTAGCGCCCTTACGATGGACGACTAATGCCTCTTGAGACTGCCTCTTTTATCAACGGTCTAGTAGCTTCTAACCCCGTCTCTACGGACCCCGTAGCCCAGGCCGACGACCATATCCGCCTCATCAAGTCCACCCTGAAGGCCACCTTCCCCAACCTCACGGGGGCTGTGACTGCCAATCAGGCCACTCTGAACAGCCCCTTCCCTGTGGGGGGTATCATCATGTGGTCGGGGTCGATTGCTACGATACCCTCTGGGTGGACCCTCTGTAACGGCACTGAGGTTCCCCGAGCAGATGGCTCTGGGGTTATCACCCCGCCCGACCTTAGGGACCGCTTTGTTGTCGGTGCTGGTACTGCTTATGCGGTTGACGCCACGGGTGGTGCTATCACTGCTACCACCTCCGCTGCTGGTGCCCACTCCCATGGTGGAGCTACGGGCGGTACGGCGATCACCTCGGCCCAGATGCCGAGCCACCAGCATAATGGAACGACTTCTACTGTTGGTGATCACGCCCATAGCATCGGCCCCGTCCTTGTCTCTGGGGTCGGGTTCGGGTTTAGCGGCAGCCAGGGTGTCTCGGGGACCACATCCTCAACGAACGGCGCTGGCGCCCATAACCACAGCTTCACCACGGACGCTGCGGGTGGCGGTCAGGCTCATACCCATACGATCACGACTGACGGCAACCACGCCCATACTGTCGATACTCGTTCTCCCTATTACGCCCTGGCCTTCATCATGAAGGTCTAGGCGCGGCCAGCGCCGCTCTAAGTTAACGGACGTTAAATATGGCTACTCCCGTTCCGATCAGGGAGCTTGGTAAGTTTGGGATCATCAAAGATGTTGCCCCGTTCGACCTCCCTATCAACGCATGGTCGGACGGGAGTAACGTCCTGTTCCTAGAGAACCGGGTTACTTCTGGTCCTATCCTCCGCGATATCACCAATGTCGCCACTGTCTCTGCTCTGACTGAGCCTGTGGTCTTCACCACCACCCTAGAGACTGCCACAGGGTTCGACCCTGTTATCTTTGCTACCAGGGACTTCAGGTATAGGCGCTATCTCAGCGACTCCCTGGTGGACATTAGCCCCACCGCTGCGGGGGCTGCCTCAGACTCCAACTATACGGCTACTAGCCTTGGTGGCCTGACCTACATCAACCGGGAAGATTTTGTGCCCCACTACTACAATGGTGCGGCTAACAGGGTTGATCCCCTGCCCAACTGGAACGCTAACTGGCGCTGTCAGGCCCTTAGGTCCTTCAAGGACTTCTTGGTGGCTATCAATGTGACCAAGACAGGCGTGGGGTATCCCACCATGGTCAAGTGGTCGAATGCCACCCAGGCTGGATCAGTCCCCGGCGACTGGGATGAAACCCTCCTGTCCTCCTTGGCCGGTGAGAACGTCATCTCTGAGGCGTCCAGTGCCCTCGTTGATGGGGGCAACCTCAAGAATGACTTCGTAATCTACAGCAACCGTGAGGCGTTCCTCATGGAGTTCATCGGGGCTCCCCTAGTGTTCTCCTTCCGACGCCTTTTCAGCGATGCTGGGATGATCGCCCAGAACTGCTTTGTAGAGGTGGACGGTAAGCACTTTGTCTTTGGCACCGATGACCTCTACGTCCATGACGGCATCTCCAAGAAGTCCATTGCCAATGGCCGAGTGAAGCGGACGGTTTTCCGAGAGTTGAACCAGAGAAAGGCCGATAGGTGCTTTGTCTTTGAGTCCAAGGCTCTCAGTTGCATCTTTTTCTGCTACCCCAGTGCCATCGCTGAGTTCGCCTTCCCCAACTCTGAGTACTGCAACAGAGCTGCGGTCTATAACTACCTCTCTGACTGCTGGTCTTTCGTGGACCTCCCCAACGTGTCCTCGGCCAATGAGGCCAATCTGGACCCTGTTCTGATCTACAGCGCCGCTGGCAGCAGCTACGCCCAGATTGGCGGTACGTTTGCTGAGCTAGATGACGGCTATGTTCGCCACAGCGTCCTGACCTCGGTGGCTAGTGTCACAGCTAAGGTCGATGCCCATAGGGTTCTTGGCCTGGATCACCCAGGCGATACCAAGATTGCCAAGCCCTTTGTGGCGTCCCTCATGCCAAAGGCGCGGATCACCCGCTCTGGTCTGTCTCTGGAACAGCTTGGGTCAGCACTGGACAGCCGTAAGCTGGTCACGACGCTCTACCCGCTGGTGCAGTCGGTGGATCAGGATGATTCCGTCCTGATTTCCTTTGGTCGCCATGACAATCCTGACCAAAGTCCGTCCACGGAGGCTGCAATAGCCTTCAACCCAACGACTGACCACAAGATCAACACTCGCAATACTGGACGTTTCGTAGCCCTGGACGTGGAGTTTCCCAATACTGGGGGCTACTACCTGTCTGGCTATGACGTTGAGGTCCGACGACTGTCCGTTCGATGAGCAGGGTCAACTCTTACGTTGTTTCATCCCCGCCGAGCATTCCAGAGTCATCTCCTAGATGGCTTTATGACGAACTTCGGCGTCTTTCTGTCATTGTTAATGAACTCGTTGAGCGTATTCCGACCAGCTACAATACGCCCCCTGTAAACCCCAGGCCCGGCGTGGTTGTTTATGCAGAAGCGCCCTGGAATCCTGGGGGTGGCAGTGGGTTTTTCTATGGTTGGACGGGCTCTTCCTGGGTCAAACTAAACTAATTATACAGCCTCCTTCCTACGAGGCTGTAAGGAGTCTCGTATGGAGCCTATGACTATGGCCATGATCGGCGGGGCCGCCCTAGGCGGTCTTGGCGGTCTATTTGGCAGGCGTGGCAGCACTACCAACACTGCGGTCAATGAGCCGTGGAAACCCCAACAGCCCTTTCTTCAGAGCGGCTTTCAGCAGGGACAGGATGCCCTTAACAGGGGCCTCGCCATTGGTCCCTACCAGGGTCCGTTCGTAGCTGGCAGCAACCCCAACCTCGACGCTGGCTTCAACCGGACGGTCGATTGGTCGAACACAGCTGGCGGCTTTGGGGACACCCTGGCTGGCACTGGCATGACCGGCGTCAACGCCTTTGGTGGCGTCGTCGCCAACTCTCAGGACCTCTTCAACCGTGGTGGTGTCGATCCTACCCGAGCGACCATCCAGGGTGCCTCTGCCTACGCCGACAATCCCTACACCCAGGGCATCATTGATGCGTCCTTGAGGGACGTTAACGACAACCTTCAGCTTGGTATTGGCCGTAACAACGCGGCTGCTGTCGGCAGTGGTAACATCAACAGCACCCGCGCTGGCGTCACCGAAGCTCTGCTCACCAGGGCCGCTGAGGACCGCGCTGCTGACATCTCT